GAACAAATTCAAAACTTAGTAACTTCTGTTGGCTTTCCAATTGTAATGTGTGGAGCGCTTGCATGGTACGTTAAACATTTAACTGATAAATTTAATGATGCTCTTGATAAAATAAGAGAACAACACGATCAAGAATCAAAAGCTATGACAAAATCACTTGACGCTAATACGCTTGCAATAAACACCTTATCTGAACGATTGAAGGAGAATGCTTAATGCCTTTTATTGCTAAGAAAACCGGTGGTTACGGTTACGCATCATCAGAAGGTAAAAACAATATCAGGATGATTAACGGCTTCTTAAATCAGTATAACGTAACGCTCGAAGCGCAAGCGGGTATTATTGGAAATATAATAGCTGAAAGCAGGCTCAACCCTTGGCGATGGGAACGCGCAAACAATATTCCAGCATCCGGTTATGGCTTCTTTCAATATACACCCGGTTCTGGATATACTGAAAGTGCAGACGCATCACAACTATTAGGCTTTGGTCCATCAAAATCTGTTCTTTATCCAACACCCGGTGAAACGCCAGATGATGGATGGGCACAGTTATTATCATTAGTCAATAATACTTTGCGAAAATGGATTGGTACAGTATGGCGGTCATACTGGGATCCAAATGAATATACTCAGCTTTATGATTTAGTACAAGATATTAAATCTACATGGGCTGGTCAAGATGGTCTATTGAAATGGTCTGAGTATATTCAAATAAACAGCGTAGCCGATGCCACAATAGCCTTTATGGCTTGTTACGAAGGCCCGAGAGTACCAAACTGGCAGTTAAGGGTGGATAATGCTAACAACATATTCAATCAGCTTTCCTTAACTACACCGCCAGAACCTCCAGGTTCTTCACCAACTCAATTATCAGAACATAAATGGATATATTACATTCGTCCACTTTGGTGGCAGATGTTAAACAGGAGGTAACAATAAATGCCTGTTCTTAATAGAGACGATTTCATCTCTACTGTTCGTCAGTTTGTAGGCGAAACGCCAGATGATGCAGGGTTGGCAATTCTTGAAAACATGACAGAAACCTTCGATCATATGGCTGGTGATACGCATATAGACTGGAAAGAGAAATACGAACAGAACGATAAGGATTGGCGTAAAAAATACGCTGATGCTTTCAATCAACCCATTGAACAAGATCACGAAGAAACACCGGATGAACATGCCGCAAACGTGAGAATTAAAGACCTGTTTATTAGAAAGGAGTAAAAACATATGCCTACTATTCCGTTCAAGTACACTCTTACTAACGCTTCTGTTGATGTTCTAAATGCTATTCGTAATGAAGCATCTACTGACTATCGTAACTACGTCCCTGTTGCTACGGCTGACTCTGACAGCATCCGCAAGATTGGTGCTATTATTATGGATAGCCCTGACTTGCGCAATCAGTTTGTACAGTCTTTGGTGAACCGCATTGGCCGTGTTCTTGTCACTTCTAAGCTGTACGAAAATCCCATTGCTATGTTTAAGAAAGGTATTCTTGAATATGGCGAAGTTGTTGAAAACATTTTCGTTGAACTCGCGCGCCCCTTCCAGTATAACCCCGACACCGCCGCCAGCACTGTCTTTGCCCGTGAAATTCCTGACGTTCGTGTAGCCTTCTCTGTAATGAATTTTCAGAAGTATTACAAGGACACTATTGATGATAAGCAGTTGTCTCTGGCCCTTCTGTCTTGGGACGGTGTGACCGATTTTATTAACAAGATTATTCAGTCTATGTATACAGCCGCTAATTACGATGAATTTCTTGTTATGAAATATATGGTTGGTCGCGCTCTGGTCAATGGACGTATTAAACAGATCGGCAATCCCAACACTACTCAGGCTGGTGCTATTGCTCTGCGGGGTGCTTCTAACGATATGACTTTCATGAACACTGAATACAATGTGGCTGGTGTTCATACCCATACCGCTAAAGAAGATCAGTACGTTCTTATTTCTTCTCAGTACGATGCTACCATGGATGTTGAAGTATTGGCTTCTGCCTTCAATATGGATAAGGCTGAATTTTTCGGTCATCGTGTTCTGATTGATGGCTTCAATAAACTTGATACTACTCGCCTTGCTCAGTTGTTTGCTTATGAAGCCACTGTTCCTGCGACTGGTACGAAGAACTATGTGCCTTTCACTGCTGATGAGCTTACTTTCCTTGGTAATGTAAAGGCTGTTGTTGTTGATAAAGACTGGTTCATGGTGTTTGATAATTTCATTGAAATGGCTTCGCTTCGCAATCCCGAAGGTATTTACTGGAATTATTGGCTCCACACTTGGAAAACTTTCTCTATTAATCCTTATGCTCAGGCTGGCTATATTGGCCCTGCCGTTGACTAAATACTTGGGTTGGGGTTGTGTTAGCCGTCTGCACAACATAGTCTTGGGTGGGAATTTGACGGTAGGAACGGAGGGAATATAATGGCAGAAATAGTACCTATGACGTCTTTTAATATATATTATAATGTTCCCTTGACTTCTGATTATATCAATACTTTTTATTTTTCAAATGCAACGCAACAGGATCAATATTTTAATACTAAGTTTACAAAAAGGACCGTTCCTTTAGAAAGCTATCAAAGAAAATCAAGGGGTTGGCTTAGAGTAAATTTGCCTTACCGTGATGTATACAATGCAAATTACATGTCATTTATAAACACTCAAGAATTAAAAGATGGGGCAGTTTATGCTCTTTATGAGCAAAAAACCTATTATGCTTTTATTCTTGATATTGTGTATATAAATGATGCCGTCAGTGAAATACATTATGATATAGATGTACTTCAATCCTTTATGTTTGATTGGACTTTCGAGGACGTGTACGTTGAAAGAGAAACGACAAATTCAGATAACATAGGTGAGCATTTGTTAGACGAGGGTATTCCCGTTGGTGATTATGTATACAGTCATGGCAGTCAGTTACAGTTTTCTGAAACAGGCTTAGATGGTTATTCTTTGGATGTTTTTGATTATGTTGTTGCATCTACTATGGATATTGATTATAAGGATAGCACTGAAGGTGGAGAACCTAATAGCTATATAAGTGGCGTTATAACAGGCTGTAAACTTTTACGATTTACACAATTGACAGGACAAGGCGGTATTCTTACATGGCTAAATAACATTCCCGGCGGAAGAGAAGGAAATGTATTAGCTGTTTTTATGTGCCCTCGTGTTATAAATTTTCAAAATGAACTTACTGATAGAGTAGTAACAAAAGCATTTGTCAGAAAATACAATAACGCCGTGGGAACTGACGGGGATTGGTATACGCCACAAAATAAAAAATTATTATCTTCTCCGTACAACAATCTTTTTATTCAATCTTCATCCGGGGAAAGCGTTATTTTTGATTATTCAAAACTTGCAGATGTCGAAATAGATAATGTAAAGCAAATACAATTTTCATTGTTTTTTAATTATACTTACCCGGTAACAGGTATACTGTTCCCAACTTCTAAATATAAGGGATATGAGCATCCGATGGGATATGGCTTGCCCTTGCCAACTATACCATCATGCACTTGGTCAACAGATACTTTTAAGGCATGGGCGGCTTTGAATACTGGTTATATTATTTCATCTATGGCTGGTTCTATTATAGATGCAGGTATACAAATAGGTTCAGCCGTTGCTGGTGCAAATGCAATAAGTACATCAGCTATAGCTTCATTTAATGCCGCAAGTTTTTCTGGGGCTTCGCAACAAGCATTAGAAGCCATTGATGCAAGAACTAAGCAATCGCAGTTTGGCAATCAATCAAGACTTGCTTCTGGTATAGTAGGCGATATACAAAATATAACCAATAATTTAATTTCAATACATAACGCAAGATTAGCACCTGATAGCTTTAATGGCTCTGCTCAGAATTTGCTGGCCGCCGGGTGCAGATATTACGGCTTTGTTTCCTATCAAAAGAGCATTAGAGCAGACTATGCTAAACAGCTTGATGAATATTTTACAATGTTTGGCTATAGGGTGAACACAATTAAAAGCCCTACTTTACAAAATAGAACAAGATTTACATATATAAAGACCGCAAATATGTGTTTACATGGTCTTATTCCGCAGAACTATATAGAAAAAATTTGTACTATTTTTAACATGGGTATTAGATTTTGGGTTGATAGGGATAACATAGGAATATATAAAGTATATAATAGCGGGACATTACAGTATGAATTATTACCGAATACTCCAGGGATAATACCCGGTGTAACACCATAAGAAAGGAGGTTCCCCACATTGTCAAATAAGCGCATAGCCAACCGCCCATTCTGGGAAAGTGCAATATCCAATAACCAAACATTTGTCAACTACTATCAGCGCTTAATGTCAATTGCTATTTCTCGTTTCCAATACAACAACGCTCCAGAAACCTTTGATCGCCGTTTCTTTGAACTCGCCCTTTTTACAGATGGACAAGCACTTTTCTTCAAAGATGATGTTATCGGTTATCTTGGGCTTCGCTGTTCTCCTGCTGGTAAACTAAACGTTTATGGCTATCCGACTTCACGACACGCTTATGCCGCTAATGGTTATAATGCCTATCGTGATGAAACTAATTCTGTACTTTTCTACGACAACAACGAGCATTATCCTGCAATGCGACATATTGAAATGTTTGCTTGGCGTCTCTATCGCATAGAACGTGCCATTGATACCAACGTAAATGGCCAGCGTACTCCCTTCTTCATAACGTGTGACGAAAACCAGCGTCTTACTTTCAAAAATGTCATGATGAAATATGAAGGTGATGAGCCTATAATATGGGGTCAGAAGGGTATCAATCTTGAAGCTATCAAAGTATTTCCGACAGTTGTTCCTTACGTTTCAAAAGACTTAGAAGAACTTAAAATGCAGATATGGAATGAAGCGCTTACATATCTCGGTGTAGCCAACTCTAACTTTGTAAAGCGTGAACGTCTTGTATCTGATGAAGTTGCCCGCAATATGGGCGGTGTAATTGCATCTCGTTATTCTCCGCTTGAACAACGTGAAATAGCTGTTGACAAAATCAACAAAATGTTTGGACTTAATATGTCAGTTGAATTTAAGGACACTACTGACCAGTATATTGAAAGTGCTATATTGAAAGAAAGTATCGTAAATTCCGAGGTAGAAATTCCAGATAAAGAAGGTGAAAACAATGGCTGAGTATACAACTCAAATTCGCTCCATAGTAGAGCAACTGAATAAAGACAATGACTTTGAACCTTCTTCGACTGATCCTATTAACGCAATAGATGAAAGAATTGAAAACGCAAGGCCACATATATTCTCTTTCAATTATCCTATTCTTGCCGCTGACAAGGCACGCTTTGAAAAGAATTTTATTCGTCATTTTTATACTCGTGAAATTGGGCTTGAAACATATTCGCTATGGCGTCTAAAACTTGCTTCTAAGCTGAATATGATTATTCCAAAATACAATAAATACTTTGAAGAAGCCACAAAATACGTTGATGTAAATTTGCTTGACAATGTAGACTATCGAATTGTTAGAGACTTTGACGGAAATAAAAATTTAAGTAATACAGAAGTTGTTGACGGAACAAGAACTGACAATCTTTCAGAAACCACAAACGGAACTAATAATGGTGAGGTTACAAGAACCGACAACCTTACCGAAAACACAAACGATGATTGTACTGAAAGCACAACCAGAAGGGATAATCTCACAGAAAACATTTCAGACGATGGCTCTGAAAATACTTTACGCACAGACAATCTTTCAGAAACTAATAACAGTAGCGGAAGTGAAACAAATAATCGTGACTTTGTGAGAGCATATTCCGACACTCCTCAAGGAAATATGCAAAATCTTCTTGATGAAAAATATCTCACCAATCTTACGCACGAATACGAAAACGGCAGTCAAAAATTAAACACTGATGTAAATACAAGGGCAAATACCGGAACTGTTTCAACGGATGTAGATAAAACTAATGAAAGAGTAAAGACCAATACAGGTAATGTAAAAACTGATACAGACAAGTCAAACGATAGAGTAAAAACTAATACAGGTACAGTAACTACTGAAAGTGAAGAAACTAATTCTTTAACTAAACGTAACACTGGTACAGTAGATACCGATACCACAACTACCAGAACTGGAACTGAGCGCGATATACAAGAAGAAAATACTCACCACGTTGGAAAGAATGGTGGAATGAGTTATGCCGAAGCGCTTCTCAAAGCGCGCGAAACTTATCTAAATATTGACCTTATGCTGTGCGATGAACTTGACGATCTGTTTATGCAGATATGGTAAAGGAGGTAAAGATAATATGCCGCATCCTGATTTTACGCCAGACTTAAATCAAATTTCTAATCGCGGTTCTTTCCGTTTCTGGTGCCAAAAAGTACTTCCACTTGTTTATGATGATAGTCTTAGTTATTACGAACTTCTGTGCAAAGTGATAGAATATCTTAACAACACCATGAATGATGTACGCATCATGGGTGGAAATATAGATGCACTTAAAGAAGCCTACACTAATTTTCAGAATTATATTTTTTCAGAATTTGATACATTTACTTCTGAAAGCGAAACTAAATATAATGAATTTACGACTAATATTACAAATGAATTTAATAATTTGCAAAATTATGTTGATACTTTTTTCGATGAACTTGACCTTACCGAAGAAGTTAGTGACAAGCTGGATGAAATGGCGGCAAGCGGGGCACTTTCTAATTTGCTTGCACCCCTTATTCCATCCATTGTTACAAATTGGCTCAGTGAAAATGTAACGCCTGTTGGGTCTGCCGTTGTTGTTGATGCAAGTTTAAGCATACAAGGCGCCGCTGCTGATGCAAAAGTGACAGGCGACAATTTCAAAAATGTTATTATTAAACAAGGTGTTAGTACTGATTTGAATAATGCAGAATACCTGGTTCAAGGAGTATTTGCATTGTCTGCTGGAAGGGAATATGTAAATGCTCCCCCGTTTGCAAGAAATATTGGTTGGCTTCTAAGAACTTTTACGGGCTTGTATAGTAATAACGTTTATGTATCACAATTTCTTAGCGACCAAACAGGCAAAATGTGGCATCGTTATATTAGTAGGCAAGGCACCAACCCTGGCTCATGGTATCAAATTTCAAGTAGAACTACGGTGGCACCGAGCAATGACTTCAACGATGCTGTATACAAAATGGAAGATGGTGTATATATATTTCCTGCAAATACTCAACTTGCTAATAGCCCTAACGATGCCTTTAAGGGTGGCTGGGTTTTGGAAGTAATTACAAACGTTTTTACTAACAATGATTACACTTTGCAAACAGCCCGCGATCAATACGGAACCACATATTCAAGATATATTTCAATGTCATCAAGCGCAAAATCTACATGGTTTACTATTGGTCAGCCTAAGAATACCGTATACATGTCGTTCGGTGATAGTATCACAGCAGGGCATGGGGTATCTACTCCGTACTCGGCAATAGTTGGACAGTACTTAGGGGCATATTTAACACGCAATGCTGGCGTTAGTTCTACGGGGTGGTTGGATAATACAGGCGGCCGCATTGCATATGAACAAATAATAAGAGGAAATTATGATAGTGTAGGTTATGTGACACTTGCCTGGGGAATTAACGACTATAGAACAGCTAAAATTATTGGCTCCGTAGCTACAAGTGAGGAAGGGGATACCACTGTTATTGGGCAAATGATAAAGGCTCTCAAATGGCTACAAGTAAATCATCCTGATGTATTGACAGTTGTATTATTGCCTATAAATATAACAGAAGTTGGAAATATTTCAACTAACTTTGCTATGAACTACGCAAACAGTAATGGTGATACATTAGCTGATTTCATATCGGCAATGAAAGAATGTTGCGATTATATGCAAATACCGTACATTGATATAAACAAATATTCTGGCTTCGGAACATATTCGCTTGACAGTTATTTGCTTGATACCGTACATCCTACTCAAGAAGCACACTATCGAATTGCCGGAATAGTAAAACAGCATTTTCCGTCTGCAAATTTGAAAAATTAAATATATCTCCTGGGCATGAGAATAAACTGCCCTTTAAGGAGGAATAAATCATGACTTACAAGGAACTTATATCTATCTTTGAAAGCATGTTAGAAAATAAATGGGGCTATGTCATGGGCACAGCTGGGGAAATATGGACGAAAGAAAAAGCTGAGCAATCCAAAAAAGGCAGTAAATGGATTGGACACAATGTAGCTGATTGCTCAGGAGCGTTTGTATATGCAATGAAGAAATACGGCATATCCATATATCATGGCTCCAATAGAATAGCAAGAAAATACGTTGGTATATTAAAAGACCTAAGGTATATAGAACCCGGCATGATAGTTTTCAAAAGCAAAATAAAAGGACAAGAAGGATATGCCTTACCTAATGAATATCAATTCAACGGAAAATATTATAACGGCGATTTGTCTGACTACTATCATTGTGGCTTGTATGTGGGGGATAATAAAGTTATAAATTTACAGTCCGGAGCTACTGGTTGTGTTGTTTCTCCTTTGTCACAAAACTGGAGCAAATGTGCATACTTAAATGATGTATGTTATGAAGAAAAGCAAGATGATATAATTTTACCGTATGATCTTGCAAAGCATCTTTATGAAATATTGAAGGAAGTGTTTGAATGACTAAATGGTATAACAATAGTATTAAGATGTATGAAGAAAGCTACAAGCCTTCTGTCATGCCAAATAGAAAACTGTTAAAACATCTATGTTGGCCTAACTATAAGATGTGTGAGAAGTGCGAAAACATTGGTTATTGTGAATATGGAAATGAAGCTGTTAGGAGACGATTGACAAATGGCAGAGTTTTATGACGGGACTAAATTGCTTTCCTTGATGGATATAAACGGGGAAAAGCCTGAGATATATATTTGTACATCAAACAGAAGTGCAGGTAAAACAACTTATTTTAGCAGGAAAGTTGTAAATAACTTTAAGAACCTTGGAAAGAAGTTTGCGCTTCTATATCGTTTCAATTATGAACTTGACAGTGTAGCAAATAAATTTTTCAAAGACCTTTCAAAATTATTTTTTCCAGCCGATACTATGACAAGTTTTCCCAGAGCAAAAGGTATATATCATGAACTTTTTCTAAACGATAAGCCATGTGGTTACGCTATTTCTATAAATAGTGCTGACCAATTAAAGAAATATTCACATCTATTCTCTGATGTTCAACAGATAATATTTGATGAATTTCAATCAGAAACTTCACACTATTGCAATAAAGAAGTTGATAAATTTATTTCTATTCATTCTTCTATTGCAAGGGGCAATGGTGAACAATCAAGATATGTTCCTGTTTATATGATTTCTAATCCCGTGACTCTATTAAATCCCTATTATGTTTCAATGGGAATATCTTTGAAGTTGACAAGAAGCACAAAATTTATGCGCGGTGAAGGCTGGGTTTTAGAGCAAGGATATAATGAAAGCGCCGCTAAAGCTATAAGTAACTCTGGCTTTATGAGAGCGTTTGCAAATGAAAAGTATACTGAATATGCTAAGAGTGGAAAATATTTGAACGACGACGAAACGTTCATTGAAAAACCGGAAGGATATGGAAGGTATGTTTGCACTCTTAAATTTAAGGGAAAGCTATATGGTATAAGGGAATATCAACAGCTTGGCATTTGCTATTGTGATGATAGCTTTGACGCTACATACCCTGTCAAGATAACTGTAACAACTGACGATCATGATGTTAATTATCTTATGCTAAGAAATAATAGCATCATGCTTGATAATTATAGATACCTCTTTGAGCGCGGATGCTTTAGGTTCAAGAACCTACTATGTAAAGAAGCATTGCTTACCGCTCTATCTTATTAAAGGTATCTCCTGTGTTGATACATCTATGGTGTATGGAGGATACACACGGGGTAAAACCTGCCTTCAACAGTTTCCGTTTATGTGTACGGCTTAGGTGTGCGCACAGAAAAAGATACAGCCCCTTGGGAAGTAATTCCCTTGGGGCATTTTTTTATTCAAATGTATTAAGCAATTGCTTTAATGGTCTTATCCTTTCCTCTAATTCAGACCACGCTTTATTATACCCATCAGTATATCCTTCTCTATATTTAGCATCTAATACTCTTTGTACTGAAATAAAAGATTTGTTTATATTTGCACATTCTTCTTTTCTACATCTAATATTTACGACATCAAAATTTTCACAAGTTGAACATATCTCTCTGTTCAAATACTGCATGTTATACCTCCATCATTTCATATGTAGTCTTACACAATAGTGTTCCGCCTTGTATCTGTCTTGCAACTAACTTACCGGGTACGCTTAGCCCTACCTTAAAATCTTCAATCTCCCTTTTCTTCATAACAAATTCTTTTTCTTCTTCGTCCATCTTTTCATATTCTTTTAATTCGTTCTCAGTTAATACTGATATACTTGTATATGTTCCGTTTACAGAGTGTAAAAACAAACTCTTACAATGGTCTGGCATGCCAGCACATTTAACATTGTAGTATGGTTTATCTATATCTTTCAAATTTTCTTTTACGATGTGTTCAATATATGTTTTCTGTCTTGTGAATTGTCCAAAATCCCAACAACTTTCAAGTTTCCAACAGCAGAATTTTCTATCATCCACTTTAATTCCAACAATCTCATTAGGATATAAGTCACAGTGTATGCTGTCAGTATCCGCATATATAAATCCCCTTTCATTAACGCCATGATAGTTTGCTTGTGCCGCTCTGATAGTAAAGCATCTTGCATAGCTTGTAATGGCCGCTCCTATTGCTATATAACCCGGCTTCTTTTTGAACTCTGGTATTGTATCGAATGCAAGCTGTCCTTCGTCACCTAAATGGGCAACCTTGAAAGAACTGTTTATAGACGTTGCCATCTTTCCATACAGATTATTAAGAAATAACTTTGCTAATTCTCTTACTGCTCCTTTGCTTTCCATTTTTATCTTCTTATACTTATCTATATATTCGTCAAATATTTTTCCGCTTGTTCTAAAATAACAACCGTCTAATATTTCAAAATTTTCTACATCGTAATGCTCCAAAAATAATTTATAATCCATCATCGTCATAGTTAATGTGACTGTAATTGGTTTGAACTCACCGTTTTCATAAATATAGTGTAAATATCTTTTCTCCTTTCTATCATATATATCTGATGTTTCCAACATTTCTGTTCCTTTATATAAAAAGTTACGCTTAATTTGCATGAATGGTAACATACCTTCTTTTAACTTGAAAGAGCATCGTATTCTTATATAATAAAAATATTTTCCTTCTATAACTTTATCGGGAATTTTATTTCCTGTCCAAAATGATGCCTTTCCAACAGGATATACATTTCCACTTTCGCTTGACATCATGGATGGGTAAAGACTATTTACATCTGCTGTTGTGCCGTTATTAAATATTTTATTTTCTTTTCCTTTTACAAGATAGCACCAGCCACCCCTATACGCATTATGTATATAATAACCAGCATTTTCCTCACCATATAAATCCTTATCTATCTTTTGTTCATATAGATTTGGAAATGCTTCTTTATAATCTTGCATAGAACGTAATGACATTACGGTAAAAGCGGTTATAAATTCTGACAAACAACACGCCCCTATTGTTAGCTTATTGTGACCATTATTAAACGCTATCTCTAATGCTTCTTTTATCACATATAAATCATTCTTTAGATATTCTTCTTCGTCAGGTGAAATGTAACAACCGGGCCATCTAAAACCTTCATATTCCATTTCAAGTTTACGATGCTTGGTTTGAAAACTTTCACCTATTCTTTTTAGACTAAATGGAAGAAGTTTATAACTATCTCTAAATTCAATGTATTTACCTTTATTTGTTTTTATTATTATATTATACCATTGCCCCATATCAGAAATTGAATACCTAAAAGTATTCTTTTGCATTTTCTTTTTTTCTATCCATGCGCATTGTCTAACTGACTTCATGAGCATTTCTCTCGGTGGTAATTCGTATAATGCTTGTTGAAAGCCACAATTTATAAAGTAATATATCCAAAAGGAGCCGTCAAATTTCAAATTATGATAATAAATAACTATATCTTTATCAAGATTAAGTAAATAATTATAAGTATCATCAATAGTGTGTAAAATGATAGCATTTTCTGTGTACATTTCACATACACCAGACGCCCACACTTCTGTTTTATCTTGTCCATCATATACTGTTGTTTCAAAATCTCCTACAAGATAAAGTGGGTCGTCTCGTCTTTTCATTCATACTTCACTCCTCTGGGCCGTCATAATCTTCATAATAACTATTATATCTATTTTCTACAAGTGGTTCAAGCATACTGAGAGCCGCATTATATCCTTCATATCTATCTGACGCATTTGAACTGTCTATTTTTGCTCTAACTTCATATGGTAAATCCATCCAACCCATATATGTTATGTGATAACCGTACTTATCTACTAAATTTCTTAGTCTGTCTGCTAAGGCTAACTTTATTCTTTCTCCAGCTGATATTTTTCTATTTCTTCCCCTTCTTGTTGTTGTGTCAACATTAGAAAAGTCCTGTATAAGATTGTCAATAAATGCTTTCTCCATATCAAAACCTTTGCTATATCCGAAAAAAGTTTCGCCTGTTAATTGTTTTACTTCTGTTGTCATTTTTTGCGTTATTTGCTGTTCTGGTGTATAAGTAATAATAAATTCTTGACCTGTCATGTTAAAACCATCTGCTTTTGCTTCGTCATAAATGCGTTTCATTTCTCGCCAATACGCTCTTTGATTTTTTGTCATATTTTTTAGTGATATTCTTTGTTCACCTATCCACATATGTTTACACCTTCTTTACATTTCCACAATGTAAACATACATAAGCATACCCTGATGCTGGAAGGAATTTTAATTGCATGGTACGATAACATTTATCACAGCACATTTTATAACCCCCTTAATTTAAAGAGAAAGCCCATACCGTATTTCAGATATGGGCTTGTCTTTAAGTCACATTATCTTAGACAATAGCACAAGTTAGGAAATATTTTCCTTTATAATTAGTGCTGTCCTTGCGGATAACGCGAATTTCATATTCTTCGCCATCCATGGTGTTCCAGATGTTCAAGAAAGCATCCATGAAAGTCTTGGAACCTGTTGTATACAGCTTGCCGTCAGAAGTCTCGAAGATGAACGCCTTATAATCCTTCTTACCATCTTCACGCTTAACTTCATCGTTGTGAATGTCAAGTACAGCGTAACCAGTGGGGGTTACAATGAAGTCCTTGTCACCATCAACATATTCCTGCAATACTTCGTCCAGCTTAATGGAAGCATTGCCGTCAGAATACTTCAACTGTTCACGTTTGGTAAATTCACGGGAAGTCTGAGCAAATTTCACAGTACGCATAATCTTTTATTCTCCTTTTAATTTTATTTTTTGGCTGTTAGGCTTCTTTTACGAGGGTAGCATGTTCAAGGAACACTTCAAGGGGCATTTCATAGAGTGCGTCAACGTTTTCGACTTCGATCACTTTGACGAAAACTTTGCCCTGCTCACTGGCCTGTTTGGAACATTCCTTACACATCTTGTCCTCAGGCATCTTACTTGCAAGGGGAATGGTCAGTGTCTGAAATTCCTCAGTTTCCTTGTCAAGTACACGACACTTGACCACGGTGGAGGTAATGGTGCGAGTGATTTTCTGAGCCATACTCAGAACCTTCTTTCTGCTGGTCTTTGCCAGCTTTTATTTTCGTGGCTTTGCCACTGGTAGGAGCGGTGGGATTTGAACCCACACATTCTTGTTTATAAGACAAGTGCTCTGAACCTATTGAACTACGCTCCTATATATGTGGGCGGCAAGATTTGAACTTGCAATGAAGGTGAATGAGCCTTCGGCTTTTCCAATTAAGCTACGCCCACAAGTCAGGTTCCTTAATAGAACCTGAGACTTTCAACACAATCTACATTAAGCAAAAGGCGTCTAAGTAAATCGTCAGCTGATTTGAATGGAATTGATAGATGGGCCACAATGTATGAAGAACCTTTGTTGTACATTATGGCTACCATATGGCCATCTTCCATCTTTTTAGCAATGGCCCCATCTATTAGAAGCTGTTTGACTGTTTCTGATAGAGAGGAAAGGACTGTTTTTTCACTCAATTTAATTCCTCCTTCATTGATTTTTGATATTCAATCTGCTTATTTACTAATATGCAATCAATTTCTTCAACAATTGCAGTATCTAAATAAGCGTTAAATGCGTCCCTTAATCCTTCTGCATACATATCTCCCAGATACCATATATGAGCATCTTTTATTGAAATGGCTATGTCGAATATTGCCTTGAGACAATTTATACATTCTTCTTTCGCCTCTAAGTTGTATTCAGATATTCTACTCATTGCATATCCCCCAATATATTTCTAAGTCATTTATATCGCACAGCACTTCATTTTTCCATACACCCTCAATAGGGCCATATTCAAGAGCAACAGCCACACCTCGCAGAATTGTAATATAGTGGTCAAATTCTCGAATATTATCGGCCTTTATAGCATCATTTGCTTTGCTATAAATCTTTTTTAGGCGCTCAGGAAATGTCATAGTAAAACACCTTCTCTCTTTGCCATGATACGTATGGTGTCTATAAATCTGGCACATATCTTTTCAAAGTTTTCTTGGTCTGTCACTGAGAAGGCTGTTTTGTATTGACATAAGGCTTGGTATACATTGTGAATAGCAATTTCTGTGCCACAGTCAAAGGCATATCGTATTTGACGCCCAATATAATCTTGCAGATTTCCTTCTTGGTATTCTACATACCTTTCATGGCGAGTTTTTGCTCTCATTCTTTTTTCCTCCTTCTTCAATCCATATGGACTGATTACAGCGTCCAGCTTGTGGGCGCTGTGTATCAATTCATTTGAATATAATCTTTTTGGCATTATCTAAATCCATTCCGGCTATCCAGCATAGCAATACTTCATCTACACGCTGTTCATCTTTATCTTCATAGAAATTTGCGATGCCATTTCCATACATTCCAACAACGCCATAACCGCTTTCCGTTCTTACTTTGGTATATCTGGCTATTTCAGCATGATTTATCTTGAAATAGTATTCACGGTTGAACTTGAAATGGCGCTGTACTTTCTGCTTGGTTTTCATTCTGCTTTTCCTCCAATTTTAATTTGTTGTGCTTTCCGCACAATCCCACACCAGCTTTTTGCTGGTGCAGGTTCTACGGAAAACTTAATCCTCGTAGAATAGGCCACGGCAGGCGTCACGATATAGCTGAATTACACTTTGCGCGTACTGTTTTGTACAACGTGTAAATTCAATTTTGGCTTCTTTTACTGTACAGCCTTTTAACCAGGTGTACGCATTTATGAATGCGTTTAGCATTTTTTGGCTCACCTCCTTACATACACGGAATAGCATTTCCATGGTCATCTATATCTGCAATTTTGAATATGTAGGTATTTCTGGCCGTTTCATATTGCAGAAATTCTTGGCGTCCTTCACGGAATTTGAAGGAGAACACGAACGTGAATGTTCCTGCGGAATGATAGCGCTTATTATAGCCATGCTTTTCATCATATACATGTTCACAATAATCAGCAGCTATTTCTTTTGCGCGTGACGGACGCTTATAAATGCTATACAGTGATACAGCATTTGCCCTATTATGCGCGTACAGTCTTGCCATGTTAGCCTTTGTCATTCTTAACCATTCCCTTCCTTTTTGTTTTTGTGCTTTTCGCACTATTCCGCCCATGCTTTTAACATGGGCAGATACTACGAAAAGTTAGTCAGTTTTCAATAGGCTTGAAGTTATCATCAATTTCAAAGGCATTTTTGATATAATCGTCAAGGTACATTGCCATTTTTCGTGATACCTTTTCGATTGACAGTGCCTTGAAAGCCTTCATGTTTTCGCCGTTGTAGTGCTCTAATGCCCACGTTTTGACCTGTTCATCACCTGCAAATTTACCTTCCACATACGCGGTAACAACGGATATTTCATCCGTATCAAGGTTGATTGCCTTCATGGTAACATTATAGCCCTCGAAACT